CCACAGGTTTAGGTCAGACGCTGTGAAATTGGCCAACGTGAAATTTCCAACACCAGAGCCCACGCCGTTGTTGTCAATTGTCAGGACTTGAAGACCGTCGTTGTAGCCACTGAAAATTGATGTGAAGGAGTTTTGTGCGTTAAGCCAAATACCGCGTGAGGGTCCAGTTAGCTGGTTGGAGATTACGCGGTAGCCGCCAATCTTGCGAGGACGTCCGCGCTGGAACCGAACCCACTCACCATCGTTGTAAAACAATTTGTCAAAGACGGTGCCGTCACGCTGTATGCCCGGTTGCGTGTCGAGGGAGAAAACCTTGGCTGCCATTAGAAGGTCCCGCCCTGAACACCCCCAGTAAAGTTTCCAGTGCCCGGTATGTTCAGGCCCGTTGCGGTCAGCCCAAACAACTTGACGCCCAAGATTGCAATACCAAATTCACCCGAGCCGGGTCGATAAATACCCGTTGACGTCTCCGTTGCAAAGTTCAGCGATGGAGCCCCTACAGTCCCGTCCACCAAGGACACGTTCACCGCACCAGCCGCAATCGTTGAGGCGTTCAGCAAGTTCACCGAATCGCACAGCAAAATTATCTGCTGGCCAGCAGGAACTGTTGCAGTCGCTCCACCCGCACCCGTGGTAAATGTAATCTGGTAGCCGGGTCCGCCACCGTTGGTCTGGTTGGTGATGTAGTACACCTGCACCGTCTGAGGCAGGACCACCGTCACGTTTCCCGACAGTGTCCCGGTGTACTTTTGAACCGTGTTGGCAGCCTCTGACGCCGTCAAGGTGTAACTTCCCGACACCACCGCTTTGGTAAGTTGGGTAAAGTTGAACTCAGTGCTGCGGCCCAATCCAACCGTGAAAAAAGCAGAACCAGAGCAGCAGATTACGCAAGAATCGGCAGGTTGCAAGGCGATCGTTGATGCGGCGTTGATCAAGCCGCTGACAGGGGCAATGGTCAACGTCCCCGTGCCGCCGTTGCGGACCATCATGTACCAGTCGTTGCCCAGTGTGCCGACTGCCGTCAGCGCTAGGGTGCCGGAGCCGCCGGTCCAGACGTATGTCGAGGCGCGGTCGGTGTTAAGCGCGGTGTAGTTTGATCCAAACGTGTTTACCTCGTTTGCGGCGTTCAGGGTGTTGGAGATGGCCTTGAGGCCATACCCGGCAAGGGTGGCGGCATCGACGTTGGATGTACCTACGCCAAAGGCTATGAGGCCCCATGTGCCCGCCGTGGTGGCGTTGGTTGTAACGTAAATGTATTTTGCCTCACCCGCAGCAATCGTAACAATCGGATTGCCAACATAGTCCCTAACCGCAAAAGAGTAGGACCCAACGTTGCGAAACAAAGCGTCGATACCGACAGACGCCTGATTGGCAGGCGGCATGTCCAGCGTGAACGAGTCCAACGTGAACGTCAGGCCAGTGGTCGTGCCAGCCGTGGTGGCTATTGCCGTGCCGCCTGAAGTAGCCGACAGCGTGAATGTGGTCGTGCCGTTGGTGAGGATAATGAAGTAAGTGTTGCCGGTAACAATACCCGTTGCCGTGCCAATCAAAACTCCGGTAACAACAACGGCTTGGCCAACAAAAAGACTTGGGGTTGTCGTGCAAGAACACTGACCGCCTGTGCCTGTAACAAGGACGCCAGCCAGAACCAACCCGCTTGACAGCGATGTGACGTCCATGATTCTTGCTGCGGCATTATCAGTGGCACTGCCATTGATTGGCCACGACAAGGCTGTGTCGGCTGAAAGCGTTATATCGCGATATGAGACGTCCGTTGGCTGTATGACCTGTCCCGTGAAGGGCGAAGTAAAACTCATTATGAATCCCTCACAATTGCCTGACGATCAGCAACACGGGTCACGTTTTCCGTCTTCAGGACTTCAATAATTCTGTCGTAATTAGCCTGCCACATAGGCATCCGTTCGTCGTTTTTAAGGAACGGCATGGCTTGCAAAAGGGTTCCGTAAAGCATGGCTTGCGGAGCATACTGTGTAAACCAGCTTGACTGGTTTGAAGAGTCCAAAGGTTGCAAACGCTCGTAGTACAGCACCTCATAGGCATACCCCAATGCGGGGGTCGGACCAACCAGCCAGTGCTGGTAGTCGTAGTCGCAAAAATACAGCGGCTCACTCGTTGAGGTTGGGCTTGGCCAATACTCGCGGATGTACTCGTAAGTGCGCAACAGCACAGGCTGGCGCTTCCCGGCAACGGTGACGTTCATAGAAACCGTCTTGCGCCATCTGGAAGGCTTTGGAATCACATTCTCTGACGCCACCATAGTGCTGGTGACCACCGTCAAATTGCCAAGAAACTTAATTTCAGACGCAATAATCTGTTCCGCAAGCATGATGAACTGCGGGATCTTCTCTAACGTCTGGTCATCAGTGCGCTCCAGATAGGTCTGGATGTCATTGACCAAACTGTTGTACGTCATTACGGCAGCGACTGTCATTTTGTTCTCCGTTACCCGACGTTGCGCTCAAAGTGAGGGCAGTCAACCAATGACCGAAAATTGCCTCCCCAACGATTCTTGGGGTTCAAGGTTTCCCAATAGGCACCTAGTGGGGCTAGTATTTCTCTGTTCCAAATGATTTTACCGTCCTTGAAGAAATTTAAGTCGATTGCGCAACGTTTGAGGTGCAACGAGTTAAACGTCTTGGAACGGCCCGTCGCAACGTAGATGGCCTGTTGCTCCGGGGTGCGTGCCAATTCGCCACCAGTGACCTTAAAACCGACCCCTGTGGCGTGCTGGATCAGCTTGCAGACATCCAGCAGGAAGGCGGCTTGTTCATCGCTTAGGCTCATGCTTTCTCCGTTTCGTCATGAGACAGCTTTACGCCAGCCAGCAGGCCAATGAAACCGCCAACAATGGTTTGAAATGCGGGGCTAATCAGCTTGAAAATTTCAGCGTTATCTACAAGGGGGTCAAACAAGCCCCCCATAAGTACGCCGACCATACCAATGACAACAATGCAAAGGGTAAAACTGACCATCAGGGTTACACAAAATGTAAGTTTGGCTTTCATTTTTTCCCCCTCATTTCCATTACCTTTTCAACGGTACGACCTCCAAAATACGCAGTCATCACCAGCATACCCCACTGGCCCAACAAGTTGACGTAGGACTCGCTGATCTTGTACCCGGCACCGTCAAGCAGGGCGAATACAACGTAAGCGGTCAGAAGGTACACAAGAGTTCCGGGGCGCACATTCTTGGACAGCCATGAGTCGGAGGACATATCTGCCTTCCAACGATCCGAGATGTTGTTTTCTTGGTTGGCTTGGGAAGCAAACAGGGCTTGGAGTTCTTCTTGCTCAATACGAGCTTTTTGAATTCCCAACTCCAACAAGCGTTCCTCATGGTCATACTGAAGCTGACGCAACTTGGCAACATCTTCTGGCGTTGGATCATCAGGGATGCTGACGCCCAACGTTTTCTCAACCACTTGTTTGCCCTTTGCTTGAATTGCAGAAGACAGCAGACCCAAGCCGTTAGAGGCAAGGGTTGCAAGCAGAGAGGCAACTATTGGGATCATGTCAAAGTCCAAATAACTTTTTGATAAATTCAGCAGCTACGCCGGGGCCAAGCAACACAGCCGCGATGAGTGCATAAAGCAAATACTCAATCTTGGTCATGCGCTTGGAGCCATCGTAAAAACAATTTTGGATGCCTTCGTACCGTTGAGCGCAAATTGCTTCGTGGACACTCAAACGCTTGTCAGTGTCATTGGCAAGTTCTTGAATTTTTTCCATAAAGCAATTTCCTTTTTACTCTACGACTGTGAGGTCGGGAGGAACAGAGGGAGCAACTTGGGCTTGGGCTTGTTGCTGAATGCCATTGATCAGTTGCGTCACCTGAACAAAAGGTTGATTGCCCAAATATTGCAGGATTGCGTTGACCAGTTCGGTTGAAAGTGCAATTTTTTCCATAAATCTCTCCGTGTAATTGCCGCTGTTAGGGCCAGCGGTTTGCCCTCATCAATTATGCTGTATTCAATACCCGGACTTGGCTCGGGCTTCTACCTCGTAGGGGCTGTTGAGGTAACCATACCGCAGCAGATAGTAGAAGACCTTCACCGTCCACTTAAACGCGCCGTCCTGCTTGATCTGGGACACATGCACCGCCTCATGCGCAGCAAGGGGGTGGTTATTCTCCTGTCCGGGGCGGCAGTACACCGTCTTCCACGGCATCGTCACCGCCAAGGCACCAGCGAGCTTCAAGAGCCACAGAACGATGCGCGGGGCGGGCTTCATGGGGTCTTGGCAGGTACAGGTGCGGCCTTGGTTGCAGACTTGGCTACAGGGCATTGGTCGTTGACCACGGCACACCGGAGGCGACCACGGGGTTACGTTGCAATTCAATACTTGCTGCGAGGCTGGCTTCAGTTGCGTCTTTGTCCACTCCGTTCGCCCAGCACCAATCCAACACTTCTTGCTCGGTCACGCTGTCGTAGGGGATGGCGGGGGTCGCGGCGGCAAAGCTGCAACTGCCGTAGGCACCAGCGGATAAGCCATCAACTGCCGTGCAATTCCAGTGCGCGGTGGTGATGAACCCATCGGAGGTAAGGTGTTCGCATTGGGTGATTGTCCAAGTTGTGTTCATGTTGTTTCCTTTAGAGATTGGCTGCGTCAAGCCGGGTGGTCAGGGCTGCGATGAGGGCTTGCTGTTCTTGGATGCACTTCATCAGCGCATATTGCAGGTCGGTCTGGTATACAGCGAGGTACGGCGACTCACCCTCTGGTGCTGTCCCAAAACCGCTACGGTCAACAAGTTCTGGAGCTACCGCATCAACGTCCTGCGCCATCACGCCAAGGTTCAGTTCGCCGTCTGTCTGGTCCTTGTAGAGGAACGTCTTGACAGGAATCGCGCAGATTTTTGCGAGGTACGATCCTGCTGGCTCAATTGCAGTTTTTGTGCGAACGTCTGACAGGTTGACGTTGTTGGCAGAGTAGTTTGCCAACCCACCGTTGGAACGAATTTCTGCACGCAGGACAGATGCTGCAGCATCACAAATAAGAAAGTTGTTTGCCGTGCCGT